CATTTGATAATGCACCGTTTGTATAAGTTAAAGATGCACCTGTTGTTGCATTAAGAGCAACAGATGAATAACCACCAATTGCTTGTTCTAAAATAAGTAAGTTTGTGTTTGTAATCTGACCCCAAGTCCCTGAGTTTTCTCCAGTTGCTTGTACGGTTAGTTTTAAACTAGCTGATGTAGAATTTGCCATATTTTAAATTCCTTAAATTAATTCATATTATTAAATTTATGCAGCAGTGTCAACTTCTGTCCATCCTGATGTAGAACCTTGATTTACCTCAGTCCATGTTGAAGTTGAGCCTGTATTTACTGGGTTCCAGATAACAGTTTTAAGGCTTCCCTCTTGCATTGTCAAGCCAAATCCAGTCAAATCTACTACTGCATTTCCAACGATAGTTACATCGTCTTCTTGCATAGTCATTTCTTGACCCGTAACTTCTGCTATAGATACTGCATCAACCGTACCTAAATTAGCAGATAATGCTTCTCCTGTTACTGATACTGTTACATCTGTAATTGCAGTAACATCATCTTCCTGCATGGTTAAATCAAAACCAGTTACATCTACAGGAGTTAATGCATCTAAAGTAGCTGTACCTTCTGCTGCTGTTAATGCTTGTCCAGTTATATCTATGTTTGCAGTTCCTGTTGCAGTGACACTTCCTAAATTAGCTGTTAGTTCTTCGTTCTGTACAATGATTGGTCCTACTGCAATTTCAATTGTAACATCATCTAATGCTGCAGTCATTGCCTGACCCGTGATTACGGCATCAGGGTCTGCATCTACATTACCTTCTGCTGCAGTTAATGCTTGACCCGTTACATCTATTAAACTGATATTATCAATTGTAATATTACCATCTGCAATAGTTAATGCTTGACCAGTTACATCTGTGTTTGCATCTGCAGTTGTTGTTACGGAATCTAAAGTAGCTGTTAAAGCTATACCAGATAAGTCAACGTTTTGACTTATAGAAATTGAAACGGATCCAATAGAAGATGTTAAAGGAAATGAAGATGATTCACCTTCATTCCATGCGCCTTCGCCAAACGCACCTTCACCCCAAGGTTTATTTTGTAAATCAACTGTAACGTCTTGAGAACCGACGTTCCATGATCCACTTCCCCATGTGTTAGAGCCCCAAGGAGCTGACATATAAACCTCCTGTTAAATTAGCCGGAGATTCTTAATATAGCTGCCGTACTTGTTGGATTTGGAAACTGAATTGTGAACGTTCCAGAAGTTGCAGATTTATCTCCACCGAAATCTAAAACAGCAACCGCTGCATTAGTTACAGTAGCAGATGTATTATAAATCAATGCACCTCTAGCAGTTAAAGTCACACCAGTGAATGATAAGTTTGCAAAATCAACTCTAGCTACACCAGCAGTAATCGACGTACCATTATTAACTAATGCTCCGCCACCTGAAGTGTATGTTCCAGAATCACCAACTTGACCAGTTGTTGTAAAGGAAGTTGTAGCAGAAGTTAAAGTTGCACCTGCGGTATAAAGAGCTAATTTAAAATTATCGCCACCAGTCTGCTTAAAATTATGCTCACCTTCCAATAATTCTTTTTTGAAAGAATTTGCAATCGCTTGTGTTATAGCCATAGTTTATCTCCTTATTTACCTCCGACTCGAGGAACACCTGATTGATATTCATCTCGTCTTCTTCTTCCCATTTGTTCAATTGAGAAGCCTTCAACTACTTGTTTATACTTTCCTTCGTATAATTGCAAGAGATCATTTGGCCCCTTTAAAAATGAAAATGCTTCTACTAAGCATGCATATAGAAGCCCATTGGGAAAATTCTGACTTAAATATGTAGTCGTATTTGTACTCGATAAACCTTCATCTTTCAAGATATAATTTAATTGAATTTCATAGGTAGAGTCTGGTGTAGGCGCTATTACTATAGTGTCTTTATCCCACATACTGTAGTATTTAGGCTCTCCGGTAGCACCTGTTGAATTATATTCTGACATGAAACTTGTGTCTCTATATTCTAAAAAATTTCTAGTTGAACCTGATCCACCATCTACAATTTGAGCTGATCGAACTACCAATAATCCTGATGGTGTATTTATAAATCTTTGAGAAGTAATTAAATTAGCTGTTGCATATCTTCTATTATTATCAGAATCGACATCTCTTAAAATTCTAAATTCTGCATCAGAAATAAAACCATTACAAATAGAATCAGTTAATACATTTGAATCTACTTCTGTATAGTCTCTAATTTTTTGTAATAATTCTGAATATGTCATATTAAGCTGATAACGTTACTGGCCCTGAAGTACAGTTATCTCCTCCTCCGTATATATTACCTGAAGTAGCAGTACTACTACTTACAAAGTAATAATAATTAGTTGTGTCTGTTATATTACCACTTGAATCTATTTTGCCAAGTATAATACTAAATCCTGATGCATTATCTATATCAGTTACATTATCAAAACTCGGTACATCTCCAAAACCAGTTGCATTACTTGGTCCTCTAAATCTAACTGTACTACCAGCTGATCTATTATGAAAAGGTTCATAAACATTTATATAAGTATTACCTGCATACTTAATTGTTTCAAAAGGATTTGGATTTAATAAAATTAAAACTGCTGGTTCTGTTCTATCTGGTCTAGCATTTTGTAAACCTTGAGGATCTGCAGGTGTTGGTTTTGGTTCTAATTGTGGATGCTTTGGTTCAAATTCAGATGTATGTACTCTTGCTCCATTCCATTCAATAACCATTTCTTTATATGGAAAAGCCATTCCACTTCTATCCGAAATAAATTGTGCAAATTTTCCATTTGATCTAGACATTTGGATAATAATTTTTTGGGGTTATAAAAGAACTAGATGAAGAACCATCTTCTTCTAATGCTCTTTTTAGTTCATCTTCGTAAAGCATTTTCATTTGTTGAACAAGTTCTGGTTTAAATTTTTGTGATAAATAATAAGCAAGTCCTGCAACCATACAAGGTACAAATCTATATGGTACATCTGCTTCGTTAGTGTAGGCTCCGGCATCCTGGATCCTGCTAACATAATAATAGTTTAGAAAGTTTCCGGCTTCAGAGGAACCTGGAGTTAAATATAAAGTAATTGTAACTCTATCAATAAATCTTTGTACAAAATATTGTGATGGAACACCTGTAGATGTTTTATTTGAAAACGCTTGATATTCAGATCTATTTATTTTTGTAAGTGGAGTATCAACACTAGATGCATTTCTATAAGAAGCTTCTAAAATATCATCAACACCATAAACAGCTGTTGCATCAGAAGTACCATCAGCAGATGAACGATACATCGTATATTCTGATTGACCATTAACTAATGTAATTGAATTGTTTTTTACTTGCCAATAATGCAAACCTCTATTAGCCCATTCTTGAAACATTATGTTTAAAGAACGTCTTGCAGTTTTTATATCATTACCTGAATAATCAAATCGACCTACACGTTCGTAAGCTTCAGTAATTATATCATCAATATAAAAACTTGATTCAAAAGTTGTTGTTCCAGAAGTTGCCATCTAGACTCCTATTTATCAATCAATACAGTTGCTTTCGCACTTGTGATTGCACTACAAGTCATTCCACCTTTAAACAGAATTCCATCTTCAGGAAGATTAAATGAAAACACATCTCCTGGAGGAACATCTGCAGTGAATTGAGTACCATCAATATCTTGTAAAGTTACAGATCCTGTAGCTGTTGTGGTATTTGCAGAAAGAATAATTCCTCTTAATCTTGTTCTACCAGCAAAAACTTGAGCCGCTGTTGTAATCTGTACCGCTTTTACATCACCTTTAGCTGCCATATTTTTCTCCTTAAAATTTATTTAAAGGAGCCCCGAAGGGCTCCATAATTAATTAGCTTGATGTAACGTCAGTTCCAGTAATAACTTGTTTCCAAGTAGTACCGTCAGAAAATGCATAAGTTGCAGCTCCTGTATAACCGTTCGCAACAAAAACCATTACACCTAAATTACTTACAGCACTTAAAGTTTCGCCAGCTCTTGAGCCAGTAGCGATTGTAAGTGTTGAAGTATCTTGAACAGTCCAAGCAACGCCACCACCTTGTGCGGTGTCAGGTGCAGTAGAGTTTGAATTTGCTCCACCAATGAAACCGTTAAGGGCAACGACTGGTCCTGTAAATGTAGTTTGTGCCATAGTATCCTCCTAGTTAATTCCACATAGTCTCTAGGCCGTCGACT